ATAAAGTCCGCGGGCAACTCGTAAATGTATTTGTACTTGTTGCCCACAGGCGTATCGACTGACAATGAAAGCTGTTGAATTTGTACTGCAAACCGCCAGTTGGAGCCAGCTAAAACAGAAGGCAATAACAAATCATAAGCTTGTTCAGCACTTACTACGAGCGAATCAGCATTATCAAGAGTCTGTATTGGTTTATGACCTAACAACGTTACCGCATTAGATATAATCCCTGTTTTACTTAGCACATAACTCTCCTAGCTGATGAAGGGGCCGAAGCCCCTTTTAATTATAGCCCAGCAGTAACTTCTCTATAAAGTACTTGAACGTACATATCAGAGTCACCTGCAGCAAAGTTTGAGCCAAGGTTATCCAATACAAGCGCTTGGTTAACACACCCAGACGCTGCAACAATAGCATCCTTGATAGGAACTGCATTGGTTACAGTGTCGGCGGCTTGGTCAATGAAGCCTGTCATTTCAACAGTCTCAGAAACCTGTACGCCTGATGCGTCAGTGTATTTGATGCCTAGGTTATCGCCTGCTTCAGTATACTGAGTAGTCGCATAATCTAGGATGAACTTAGCGCCTACAAACTCAATGAAAATGTCAGCGCCGGGGGCGGCAACAAGTTCTTTAGGAGTAGTAGCAAGAGCTAGAAGTTCAGCGCTTGTAACAGTAACAGTGGTCGCATGAACTGTGTCATCACCTAGCTTGGCGTTAGTGACCGCGCCATCAACTAAGTTTGAAGTACCAACACTTGATGCAATACCAGTGGAGCTAGTAGTGATAGTGCCAGCCGCTCTGTCTAAAGTGGCAACGCTTAAAACCTGAAAAGTATCTGAGCCTTGAGCCATGATTAAATCATCAACACTTAGGTCATATACCGCATCAGCAAAGTAGTTAGCGCCTGCAATAGTCGCTGAGTTATCAGCAGCAGAACGATAGGAAAAGATAGCAGGAGCACCATACACGGTGGAGTCCACTGTAACTTGTCCAGTGTTGCCCGCATCAGTTTGGCGAGCCCAGTTGTCTTTATCAAAAGCCATGATGTAATCTCCTTAATTAAGCTGTTTCGTCGCAGTCAACTTGCAATACACCGCGATTGTCGATAACGACCGCGCCTGCTGAGAACACACCATTTACAAGCCATGAAGTTTTCTCAGGAATGTAATTGATTTCAGTTCTGAAGTTCTGACCGACACCCATACCAGTTGACTGTCTGTGCCATGCAAAAGCGCTTCTGATGTTACCAGCTAGCGGCAAACCACCTTCAGTCATGTCAGGGATGATGATTACATTAAGACCTAAGTACTCACGAACCATACCTTTGTCTAACACGCGGTTAGCAGTGTAGAAGGTAGAAGTGAATTCTTGTTCTTGTAGCAACGCTCTGAAGTTATTACCAGACATTGCAACAAATCTATCACCTAAAGGCACTGCGTTATCTTCGAAGAACTCGATGATTTGAGTGTATTTAGCATAGGTCATGTTAGTACCGCCATTAGCGATAGTAGAACCGGGGTCTGCATCTAACGCATCGATGATGATTTGGTCAGAACGTCTACCCATGGCATCAGCAACCAACATGCTAGATTCCATTTTAGAATCAAAGTTAACAGTCAACTCTTGAACTTCATCTATAAGGATAGGAGTTACGTATTTTTCAAGAGTTGCCTGAGCTTTATCATAGCCAGGGTCTTGCGCAGTAACAGCCTGCTGGTAAGCAGCTTGTACTGAAATGACTTGGTCAACCTTGCGGAAATCAACAAAGCGACCGACTACGTTTTCTTTATTGTAAACGCCGGGACGTAGTTTAAATCCGCGTGAACGATACTCAGCTTTAACTAGAGCATCATATTCTATTTGTTGTACAGCAGTTAATGATGTAGACATGATTTCGCCTCATAAGTTAATAAATAATAAAATCTATTGCTCTATGAGGCTTGTTTGGTGTGAGTTTGTCCCAGTTACGGGGACTCGAAACAAGTTGTCTCGGGTGCAATTCCGTTTATAAGAATTGTAGACTATATAAACGTTTTGTCAATGTAGCCGCTATCTTTACTGACTTTTTCTAATTTGGCTTGAAGTTGCGCACGATATTGACTGTCTGATTTATACTTATCTAAGTTTTCTTCAATCTCTGTGCGCACATCGTCAACTGTGTAAGAAGGTGCAATTTGCTGTTCATTAGAGGATGGGATTTGAGATTGATTGTTCATGTATAGATTCCTTAGTTCTTCTACAGCCATAACACCGTCAGCGGTATCAAGCGAATTAGTTAGTGCGTTAAATGCTGATTCTGATAAATTGGACTTTGCCCAATCCTCAACCCGCTCGATGCGTTCTTTAGCATCCTTGCCTAACTTTTCTTTTTCCTTGTCGTAGTCAACACGGTACTGGCTTAAGTAGTCGCCAGTTACTTGGAACATCGTGTCAAGCACTTCTTGTGGTACGCGTTTTTCTTTGGCTACCTCAAGCATTGTCTGCACGCCTTCGTAACTTGAATCAAGCCAAGACTCGGCTTTCTCTAATGAGTATTCAGCGGGGGCGCTGCCTAGCTTTTGTTCTAAAGATTGATAGCCACGGGCCATATCTTGAACGCTCTTAAATTTTTCAGGCATCCATTCGGGCCTGTCAAATTCTAGAGGTGTCTGTTCGTCAAGAAACCACTCAGACATCTTTGCTCCTTATTTTTTCTAGATTGATTCGGGTTTTATGAGACTCTGAAAGATTGCGCAACATGCGTATAGCTTGTTTAAATCCTTCGTAGTAAGTCACTGATGTTGCAAAACTATCAGAACCTTGGCGTGCTAGCTGCGGGTATACATAGCGTTTCTCAAGCTCGCTTAAAAGCTCTTTGCCGTGTTTATTGTCCTCAAAGCAAAGCCAGCACAAACGCTCTAATAGGTCGCCATCTTCTTTGCCTTGCGATTGGTTATACCCTTCAAAATAGTTTTCAGGTTCAATATAAGGATTTCTTTTACGCACCCAAAGCTCCAAGTGGTGACGCGCCTTGCTCGCCTTCTGGCGCTTGCTCGGCTGCACTAACTAACATATTCATTTGCTCTTGCATGACTCGACTTACATCCTCTGGCTTGTTTAATAGCCTTGGGTCAATTTGTAGCTTCTCAGCAATGAGGTATGGCATTTCACCGGGGTTAACAATAATGTTAGTGGCTTGCGGTCCCATAATGCCCTGTAGCAATTGAACGTATTGTGTGAAGGTCGCAACATCTTGTTGGCCTTGCGCCTGTTCTAATGGCGATTTGTAGACAAAGTGAATTTTCTTTTTGCCAACTTTGGGCCTTTTAAGAATGCCTCTGGTGTCTAAAATTGTTGCCACGCGCTCAATTAATGGCGCTAAAAACTCCTGAAGTAATCGTGAAAACAATGGGCCGATTTGCTCAGCCAATGCTTGCTGTTTCATGATTAAGCTAGTTGCGGTTTGTGGCTGAATACTTTCTGACTGTTGTGGGTTCTCAGCAAACAAAAGCTTGTCTATTTGCATCCGTAGGTCAGAGATTTTCATTTCAGCAAATTGCGGATTGCTAGCATCAGGTAATGGTATCAACGGAACCTGACCTTCAGTACCAATGGGGTTAATCGGTATAACCGTCATTGGCTCTAGTCTAAATGTGTGCGCGTTAAAAACGCCGTCACTAAATGCCATGTACGGCTTAAACACATTTAAATTAGCGCTTGCTAATTCGATGCGTGCAATTTCATTAAGACTAATAATGGAGGGTAGCGCTTCCATGATGGGGCCGCGACCCCAAATGTCGTTGTTAGTCTTTTGAAAGCGCCACACGATACCCGGATTGTGCTCTAATGGTTCTGCGACCATCATGCAGTCTTGATACCACACGCAATATTTATACGGTTTCTTTTTGTCTTCAGCAAAGAAAACAACGCCTTCTTTAATGCAATCAAGTGTTGCGTCTGGCTCTTCGGCTGCCATGCGTATCATTTCATCACTTAAGACAGCCTTGGGCCATCTTAATTTAATTTCGTTGATGCGCACGTCTTCCCATGTTCGAAACCATGTTTCTATTCTACCGTTGAATGCTTCTTCGATAACTAGCTTGTCAGCGGGGATTGAGGTAAACAATAAAGGCTCGTCATCGCTCGGGCTATTAACAACGAGTGCCGCGGTTCCCACTGCTAAGTCGTAATAGCATTCATTGACTATGACATCGAAGTTTGATGCATGGATGTATTCAAATAGCTTTCTATTGTAATCATCTAAGACGCGCTGCATTTCTGCTTCTTCAAGCATGGCTTGTTCGTCTTGCTCATCGGAGTCAATCTGACCATGACGATTAAACTTTAAAAAGCCCCATATGGTTTGGGGTGGCGTCATGGCATTGTGCAGCTTAGAAACAAAGACTTTAGTTGCTTTGACGGCGCTTGTGTCATACAGCCTGCTGTTTTTCATGTCGCCTTGAAATTGGCGTGGCTGATTAAAGCGATTACGAAATGGAATAGCGTAGTAATAGCTAGCCTCTAGCACCGCTTCCCATTGGTCAAAGATAGTCTTCGCGCGATTATAGCGCTTATCAAGATGTTCTATTAAGTCCATTTATGCACCTAGTGAGTCGCGACCTTCATCGCCTGATGAGCCTAGTAAGCCTGCAGCTCCGCGTTTGCGTCTTAACGCATTCATTTGTTGTCGTTCTAGCATTTTGCGCTGTGCTTCTTCAGCAGCTTTTGCCTTGTCCTTTTCAGCTTTTAGTTCTTGTTCCTGCTTTCTGTATTCAGCAGCTTGTTGATTT